ACAGTTGCAAAAACTACATCAAAACATACAGCTAATGTAGATGTCAAAGCATCATCTGCCAAAATACAGATTGGTCTTGATGCATTCTTTAATTCAAAAGAACTGTATCAAGCATGGATGAAAGAAGACTTAACAGACTTGTCAGTTGAAAACTTCTTCAAAGGATCACTTGCATATGTAAACAGCAAGACATCTGAGAACAAATGGAATGACAAGCAGCTACAAAAGCTGATGGGGTTATGGTCAGATAATGCCCGATATCTTGGGAAGAACAAGTGGGGATTGTACAACACCATGACAGAATGGGCTACCCACACAAACGAATCCAACAGCCCAGCAAACACACGCAGACTAAGAGAGAATCAAGTAGCTAAATCCCTCAAGGAATTTGCTTACTTGTAAGCAGTGCGGAACTGCCACCCCCTCGTTGGGTGAGGGGTGGCAGATTCCACCCTGATACAAAATGGAGAACAACAATGACAGACACAGAAACCAAAACAAATCAAGATGACTTGGCAAAAGCAATGCTTGATGGCTTGAAAGAGTTAATCAAAACCACAACAAAAGATAACACTGACAGTGAATTCTCTTATGCACAACGTGAAGAACTAAGCGACATGATTTATGAGAGAGTACAAGAGCATATAGAAACTCAATTAGATGATATTGTAAATGATAAAGTAATCGAATGGCTAGATAACAACCTTGCGGATCAAATGAATGACCGCGTCAGCATCCACTTTGACTAGGAGAACAAAATGAAATCCATGATTCGACAACTCACTGCAATCAACAATCAACTACGCCCACTAACTGAGCAACTCAAAGAAGAGAACTCATCATTCAGATGGCGCATACAAAATGCACTGGATGTTCTAAGCAGGGTAGAAGAAGACTATCATGAGGTGCTTGAGCGTGATGCAAATGAAGACTCTAATTACACACCACCATTGAAGCGAGTAAAATAATGGAACAAAAAAACTACAAAGTATCTAACAGACATCCGCTACCAAAACATACTGGTCGTGGAAGACAACCAATATACAACTTTCCTGAGCTAGAAATAAAACAATCTATCTTCGTTGACAGTGACAACGAATGCAAGGCTGCTCGTAGTCAATTCAACAGAAGAAGACAGACTCTATGCATTCGCCCAGAGAATGATGGCTACCGTATATGGAGGGTAAAGTAATGTCGCTAATGCAACAGCGTCACTTTGAATATCTTGCTGACAAGGTTGCCCCACTATTGGGGTGGCCTAGCCAGATAGTTGAGATGGCAAACATACTGTGTGATACAAATCCCAGATTCAATAAGGAGAAGTTTCTCGAACGTGCAACGGCAGCGTGGGAGAAAGCTAATCCTATGGAGAACATCGATGACGAGATACCGTACTAACTTTGAAGGCACAAAACTATATGATGAAGTATATGAATGCGAAGACTGTGGCAAACAATACGATTCATACAACCAACTTCACCACATCAGCGAAGACACTGGCGGTTTTTGCTGGTGTGGTTCTGAGAACATCAAGGTACTTGTTCTTAAAACAATCTATCAAGAGCTATGGGTAGAACAATCTTTACCTACAGAAGATGTGCTAGAAGTAGCAACTGATTTAGAAAGATGGGAACTTATCCCATATGCTATACGTCTAAATGGAGAACAGACATGAATGATTTATTTGACACCCCAGCATACAAGTTGGTCAGACGCGATGACCCCTCAACGAGTCATGACGCGGCTGAACAACTTGACGTAGGCAAGATGGAAATGCTTGTCTATAAAACAATACAATCTTTTGGCAAAACAGGTTGTATCTCAGATGATGTTCTAAAAATATTATCTCATCACAGATACAGCAGTGTTACAGCCAGATACAAACAACTAAAAGAAAAAGGATTGGTTGTTGTTGACCATCGTAAATCAAAAGCTGAGAGTGGTAGGATGCAGCTAGTTATGTGGGCTGCTACACACTATGAGCCAGAGGTACAAGATGAATGATAAACGGCTATGAAATAATGGTCGACCAGCTGATCAAACGTCGGCATGAACTTGGTATGTCACAAGAACAATTATCATTTGAGATTGGATGTGCCAAATCTTTAATTCACAAATGGGAGCAGTACAAGCGTGTGCCATCTGGTTTCATGCTTGGCTGTTGGGTAGAAGCACTTGGCCTACAAATCAAAGTCACAGAGAAATGCGAGGAAAGCTCGCAACAAAATCAAGAAGTATGAACGTGACGGCAGAGCCGTTACTTGTGAATACTGTAAAGTACAAACACATTGGTTTGTAGTGTTAGCTAGTGGTTCTATCTATTGTGATAACTGCATGGAGAAATACGGATGGCAACATCTCAGCGCAGAAAAGGAAGCTATCATGAAAACAAAATCCTTGAATGGCTCCAAGAAATCGGCTTCAAAGCAAAGAAGCAGCCCCTCTCGGGACAGTTGGGAGGCGAGTATCGAGGCGACATCCTCATCGACATCGGACAAGACCAACTGGTAGTCGAAGTAAAGTACAGAGATAAAGGCTCATTCCCCAGCCCATTTTCTGTACTTGAAGATAGGGACTTAGCCATCTACAGACGCAAAACAGGCACACCAAAGTCTGTAATAATAATAGATACAGAAGTATTTGAGGAACATTTCGTGCCGTTGTTGCTTGCCGGAGGTGGGAGGCAGCGGCAAGCAAAACGGCAGAAAGTTCCTGTATATTGGATACCGACAGAAGAACTAATGCTATCAATAAATCAAACACTAAAGGAGGAAATAAATCATGACGATGAAACAGCTAGGTTCTGTAACTACCATGTCGGCAAAGGGTCTACCTTCAGCGACATCGGTCTTGCCTACAGAAAATGGTGCGCTAACTCCGTTAAGTTCAGAAAAGAAAACAAAAGCAGTCGCAAGGTTGCTAAAGGTAAACGACCCACATCAAGTGGACAAGAGTCTAGTTTCTTCTCTGGAATTGTTGACGGGCTATCCCGTGATTGAAAACAGCAGAGTGCTATACAAATCACATGGAGCAGATATCGATATACGAGGATACTCAATCAAAGTAGATGACGAAGCTACTTGCGACAAAGCAATTGAAGCAGTGCAGTCATCACTTGTGCCTATGCCTGTTGACGATATCAAGAAACAACTTGTCATCTTATCTACGTTAGTAGTCAAGCCATCAGGCGAATCTGCTGGTGATATGAGCGTTCGCATCAATGCAATATCAAATCAGCTAATGGAATACCCTGCAGATATTGTGAATAAAGCAATACAGAATGTATCAAGAGAAACAACATTCTGGCCCGCTTATGCAGAGTTTTACAAACACATTGGCTGGAAACTAAAGAAACGAATCAAACTATTGGAGGCTTTGACTGCAAAAAAACTTGCGTTTCTACAACAAAAACAGTAGTCTATATGAAGGAGAACAGCTATGGACAGACTTGGATTTATTGGCGGCAGTGATGCTCGTCGTATTATGGCAGGGGACTGGCACACTCTCTGGTTAGAGAAGACAGGCCAGCAAGAACCAGCAGACTTATCAGATAATCTTGCAGTGCAGATTGGTATTCGTACTGAAAAGTTAAACTATGAATGGTTTAACAAGCAATACAAATCAGAAAATTTAGAAGTTCATCGTGTTCTTGAGCCGTGGGATAAAGAAACAGGTACTCACGGTAGCCTTACACAAGAACTTGAATGGAACGGTGTGCCATTAAAAGGCACGATTGATGGGTGGGTTTGTAAAAATGCTGCTTACAATCAACAGATTATTGAATGCAAACATACATATGAACGCAATACAATGGAGGCTTGCCTCAAGCAATATATGCCACAGTTGCAGTTTTATATGTTCACACACAAGAACGCACAGTCCTGTTTTCTATCTGTAATCTTTGGTAATCGCAGATGGGAATGTGTTGAGGTGTCTCGTAACAATGAATACATCCAACGTATGCTTGTCCACATTAAAGAATTTTGGGACTTGGTTACATCGAACACACCACCTGCTGATGGCAAACACGCATCTTGGGAATCTTTATCTACAGACCATATACCTGTGGATCAAATGGTCAGGCGTGATGCAACATCAGACAATGAATTTATCAGCAGATGCATTGACTACATTGAACAAGAGGCGAATGCCAAATCATTCGAGTCAGCCAAAGCAGACCTCAAAGCTATGGTTGCCGATAATGAGCGAGAAGTATATTGCGACTTGCTTACCATCAAGCGCGACAAACGTGGCGCACTACGCATTGCAATAAAGGAGAACAAGCAATGAAGAATATTACACAAGCACTAATCAAGTTCCATGAAACAGGAGCGGCTGCAAAGAAGAGTGAGGAAAACCCATTCTTCAAATCAAACTACGCCTCTCTTGATGAAGTTATTGACACTGTACGAGCTGAAGCTGGCAAGTGTGGTCTCACATTTACACAGCTAGTAGACTTTGAAGATAGTACAATATACGTCAAGACTATTGTTCTGCATGACTCAGGCGAGTCTTTTGAAAGCCGGACACCTGTACTTACCAAAGACAATACTGATCCACAGAAGATGGGGTCAGGTATCACATATGCAAAACGCTACGGACTGCAAGCCGCATTCGGTCTGCCATCTGAAGATGACGATGGCAACTCAGCTAGCCAAGAGCCAATCAAAACAAAAGGCCACAAGAAAACAGAAACTAAAGACAAAGGAGAATCATGGTAATGGAATACGATAACACAAACAGAGGCGCAGTCTTCACACCATTTGAAGACCAGAAGTTTATTTTGCAAGGCAAGCTAGACATACAGGGCAAAGAATATCCTGTAGTTGTTATGCAGATGACATCAAGAAATGGTGGCAAACGTCTGGAAATATATCAGAAAATGGGGACAATGTTTGACTACAAAAAGAATGAAGGCTCTGAGAATCAACCAGATTATGATGGGCCTCTTGACCTTATTGACGGTAATCTAAAGATTGCTGGATGGAGACAGCAAGCAGATGGCAAACCTTATTTGTCTTTACAAGTAAGCGAGCGTCTTGCTAAAACAGAAGAAACACCACCACAAGAACTCAAGCCAGCAACGACTGAAGTAATTGTGGATGATGACATACCTTTCTAATTGAGCAAAGGTCTGTTCTCCAACTCTGTCCCTTTGCTAGGACACCCCAGATTCCCTCCGAGTCTGGGGTGTTCGCTTTATAGGAGATAACAATGGCAATAACACCACCAACAAATCGCTTCAGAGGCAAGTGGGATTTTATTCCTAGCCTTGATTGGGATACACCTATCCTTACAGAAACAGAAAGAGATTGCGACTGTGCTAGACGAGCAATGATATGGTACGGTTTCAGAACAATGCAAACAAAAACCAGACAAGGCTGGTATATATGGAAGATGCCCAATGAAGATAGTATCAGCAACACTGCATAAAGCAGAAACATACGATGTATATGTAGAGACAGTTGTTGAAAGAAGAATAACTGTAAAGGCTATATCTGAAGAAGAAGCTATGGACTTAGCTTACAAAAGAGCAACAGAACGCACCAAAACATTTACAAACAGACACTACAAGGTGCTAGAACATGAAGTTATACAAGCAATAGTTAGGCGATAAGACCCTTGCGATATTTATTTTTACGGTCATAAGTCAAAACTTCCTTGCGATTGCCGTCAACTTTATAACTGCAATGTATCCAGCCAGTGTTGCCACCTTCATAATGCTCAAGAATAAGTTGGTCAAATTCAAGATTGCCAGCAATCCAGCCAGCAACTTCTAAATTAGAAACGCTTGGCACTTCAAAGTCTGCTGCTTCACCTTTTGCGTGTTGAGAATTTACTGTGCTGCCAATGGCAACGCATAGTTCTGGGCTACGATAGCCACTGCTGGGGCTAAAAGGTATGCTGTATTGCGTTCTCACTGGTTCTAGTACATTCATGCACAAAGCTCGTAATGCCTCTGTATGAGCTTCTGTGGGCAAATTAGGGATACCCTTGCGAGTAGCCGTTTGACTCTTGCTTAATTCTTCTAAGCTAAAATGTGGAGATAGTTTCATTACTTCTTCCTAAATTTATCAAGACCTTTCAAACCCAGCCCTGCTAAAATTGTTACATACAAAATATTCTGATACCAATCAGGCAACTCAGCAATAACATCGAAGCCACGCTTGGCAAGGTCTGGATCAATCCATGCCATTACGCATGGAGCTAATACAACTATTGTTATTATCTCATCTTTCCAACTGCCTTTTGTAGACTC